GCGCCGAGGCCGCGCGCCTGCCTCCCGACCAGCGCGAGGCGGCGCTGGCCGCCCTGCCGCTGACCGGGCCCGATGCGGCGCGCAATGCCGAGCGCGTGCGCGCCCTGTCGGAAGCCTTCGCCGCGCGCGACCGGGCGGTGGCGCAGGATGCCGCCGCCTATGCCATGGCCGGCAGCGAGGCGCTGCGCGAGCTGGGCCAGCGGGTGTCCGGCGGAGACTGGGCGGCGCTGCCGGAGTTCGTCCGACGCCTGCGCGCCGAGCAGGAGGTGCTGGGCATCCCGGCCGGGCAGCAGCGCGACCTGCCCAAGCCCTTCGCCGAGGCGATCTTCCAGCGCATCGCCAACAGCGTGGACCTGGACGGCGCCTGGGCCGCGCTGGTCACGCTGAACCAGGCGGTCGGCCCGGCCGGGGTGCAGCGCCTGGCGGCCGAGTGGCGCCCCGAAGGCGACCGGAGAGACGACCGGCGCCGCGCCATCGCCGTGGCGGCGGCGCTGAGCGGGCAGGACCAGGCCACCGCGCGGCTGATCCTGCGCGGCGCCTTCGTGCTGCGCGACAACGCCGTGCCGGACGCGACGCGCAACAACGTGGACGCGGCGGTGGAGGCGCATGTGCGGGACGCGCTCGCCGCCCGGCCGGATGTGCTGGCGGATGTGAAGGCAGCCACGCTGGCGGCGGTGGCGGCGCGCCGGGCGGCCGAAGGGCGGCTGACCACGCCGATCGGCCGCGGCGAATACGCCGAGGTGCTGGAGCGGATCATCCCGGTCACGACCTATGGCGGGCAGCGCGTGCCGCTGCCGCCGGGCATGGGCGAACGGCAGTTCCAGGACCTGCTGGCCGCCCTGCCGCCGGAGCGGCTGGACGGCGCCAGGGCGGCGGACGGCCGGCCCATCACGCCCGAGATGCTGGCGCGCGGCGGCTTCACCCTGCAGGCGGTCGGACCCGGCCGCTACCTGCTGCGCTTCGGGCGGCATGAGGTGCTGGACGTGCGGCCGGGCGCGGCGCCCGATCAGGCCTTCGTGCTTGACCTGAACGGCGCCGAGCCGACACACGCTCAGCCCGGCACGCGGCAGCGCGCGCGCGGCAACCCGGGGCAGAGCGCGGTTCGGCCGATCGAAGGGTGGAACGAGCCATGAGCGGCGTGCTGGCGCTGGGGCAGGAACCGCGGCCGCTGGCCTGGCAGCCGCTGCCCACCACGCCGCGCACGGATGCCGAGCGGTTCGCCCTCAACCTCGAGGCGCAGCTCGCCACCGGCAACTTCGCCTCGGAGGAGCGCAACCTGCGCCGCGCTTTCGACGACGCCGCGGCGGCGCTGCGCGAGGCCGGGGCGGCGGTGGAGAACCCCTACGAGACGGGCGACTGGACCGGCGCCTTCCTGCCCGATCTGGGCCGCGCCTTGCAGCGCGTGGTTCCGCCCACGCCGCTTGATCTGCTGCCCGGAGGGCGCTTCGACCGGCGCGAGGCCGAGCGCGAGGAGCGCCGCCGCCGCGAACTGGCCTGGGACCAGGCGGTGACGCGGCTGCGCGAGGAGCGGCCGGACCAGGCCGATCGCTACCTCTACAGCCACGAGGTGGCCGCCATGGCGCGCCGGCGGGCGCAGAACGCGGCGGCCGAAGCGGCGGCGGCGGAAGGCCTCGGCGGCGGGTTCGGCGGCTTCCTGGGCGGCATGGCGGGCATCTTCGCCGACCCGATCCAGGTGCTGACCCTGCCCTTGGGCGCCGGGCGCATGGCCGGCGGCGTGCTGGCGCAGGTGGGGCGGACCGCGCTGATCGAGGGCGCGGTGGCAGGGGCCACCCAGGCGGTGGTGGAGACCCGCGCCGGGCCCTACCGGCAGTCGCTTGGCCTGCCGGACGACAGCCTTGAGCAGATCGGCATGGCGGCGCTGGGCGGCGCCGTCATCGGCGGGGGCTTGCGCGCGGCGATCGTCGGGGCCGAGCGGCTGGCCGCGCGCCTCTCGCCGGCCGACCCGGCGCGGGTGGCGGCGCAGGATGCCGCCACACTCGCGCGCACCGACGCGCTGGAGGAGGCCGCCGCCCCCGGCGCGCCGGAACTGGTGCCGGCGCATGAGGCGGCGCTGGCGGCCGGCATACGCCGGGTGGAGACGCCCGAGGCGCCGCCGGTGCCCGAGCTGCCGCCGCCGTGGCGGCGCGTGCCAATTCGAGACCTGGATGGGGCCGCGCCCGACACGGTGCGGGCCCAGGTGGCGGCGGCGCTGGACGCGCCACCCGGCGCGGGCAGCTTCGCGCTGGGCTTCGGCGCGCTTCCGGACGAGGTGGCCGCACGCATCCGGACGCAGACGGGGCTGGATGTGCGCGGGCTGGTCCATGTCATGCAGCGCGATGAGCTGCGCCATGTGTGGCAGCGGCACGGGCCGGAAGGCGACGATATCCGCGTGCGGCCGCTGACGCTGGAGGACCTGGCCAACCTGCCGCGCTGGCTGCGTGAGGCGGACAGGTTCCGGCACGACGGCGCCACGCACCAGGGGCTGCCCGTGCTGCGGGCCGAGAAAGACCTGCCAGACGGAACCCTGGTGATCGTGGAGACAGTGCGCGCCGCGCGCGGACTGCTGGCGCTGAAGACGGCCTACTTTGCCCGCAAGGGTGGCGGTCCTGGAACGGCAGGATCGAGCCCGGCGCCGGGCGCGCCCCCACCTCTACGTCCGAAACGGGGACCAGGAGCCGCCGCGCAAACCCTATCGCCGAACCTGACGGAGTTCAACGCCTACACCCCCGCCGGCCGCGCCGTGCTGGTGCAGCCGCGCGTGGTCTCGCTCCGCCGACTGATCCCGAGCCACGACCCGGACGGCCGGCCCAACCCGGCCTATCCGCACGCCGAAGGGCTGCAGCCGCGCGATCGCGCCGCCGCCCCCAGCCAGGACCAGGTGCGCGCCATCGCCGCGCGCCTCATCCCCGAGCGCCTGGCGCCGAATGTCGAGGCGGGTGCCGGCGCGCCCATCATCGGCCCCGACCGGGTGGTGGAGTCCGGCAATGGCCGGGTGGCGGCGCTCGCGCTCATCCACCGCGACCCGGCGCTGGCCGCCCAGCGCCAGGCTTATCTCGCCATGCTGGAACGCCTGGGCTTCGACCTGACGGGCATCGAGGAGCCCGTGCTGGTCTCGGCGCGGATCACCCAGATGACGCCGGCCGAGCGCGCGGCCTTCGTGCGCGAGGCCAATCTGCGCGGCACGGCCGCCGAGACGGCCACCGAGATGGCGGCGCGCGACGCCGAGGCCGCGCGCGCAGCCCTGCCCTTCTGGCGCGGCGGCACGGTGGACCAGGCGGCCAATCGCGAGTTCCTGCGCCGCTTCCTGGCGCGGCTGACGCCAGAGGAGCGCAGCGGTTTGCTCGCCGCCGACGGCACGCCGACGCCGGATTTGATCCAGCGCGTCACCCGCGCGCTGCTCTCGGCCGCCTATGGCGACGCGCTGGGGCCGGTGGCGGCGAGGCTGATCGCCGGCGAGACGGAGGGCATGCGCGGCCTGGCCGCGGCGCTGCGCAACCTGGCGGGCGACTGGGCGGCGCTGCGCGCCGATGCCGCCGCCGGGCGCATCCCGGCCGAATACGATGCCACCGCCGCGCTGGCCGAGGCGGTGCAGGCCATCGCCGAGGCGCAGCAGCGGCGCGTGAGCCTCGCCGATCTGGTGCTGCAGGCGGATTTCGAGCGGCCGGCCATGACGCCTCAGGGGCTGGCCATGCTGCAGGCGATGTTCCCCGAGGGCGACCTTGCGCGCCGCATCAAGCCCGAAGTGCGGCTGACGGAGGCGCTGCGCGGCTATGTCGAGCGCGCGCGCGCCGCCGATGCCGGGCCCATGCTGCTGCCCGAGGCGCGGCCGTCGCCTGCCGAGATGCTGGCCGCCGCCGGGCGAGCGGAGGAGGGGGCCGCCCGCGAAAACCCGGCATTTGCGCCGCCGCCAGCCGCCGAGCCGCAGGCCGCGCGGCTGCTGGCCGCCGATGCCGAAGCCCGCCGCCTCGCCGCCGACCCTGCCACCCGCTCGGCCGAGCTCCTGGAAGCGCAGCGCATCGCCGCCGAGCGCGACCTGCCGGTGCCCGAGGAGACGGCGCAGCGCGGCGCGCGCGAGCTGCTGGACGAGGCCGAGGCCGAGGCCGCCGAGGCCGCCGCCGCGGCCGCCTGCCTGATCGGAGGGGCGGCATGACCACCCGCCACCGCAAATGCGTGGCCGATGCCGTGGCGGCCGGGCGCATCAGCGAAGCCATGGCCGGGCGGGTGAATGCGCGCGTCGAGGAGCTGCTGGGCAAGGGCCTGTCGGAAGCCGAGGCGATGCGCAAGGCGGCCGAGGAGATCACCCGCGCCGCCGAGACCAAGCAGCGCCAGACCGCGCTGCGCATCCTCGCCGCCGCGCGCAATGTGGACCTGGCCGAGGCCCACCCGGACGGCTTCGCCGCCGGTGTGCGCGCGCTTCTGGCGCGCGACCTCTCGGGCAAGGCGACCTATTCCAACGTGGAAGCCCGCGCGCGGGCCATCCGCGGCCTGGCCCATGCGGGGCTGGTGGATGTGCTGGACCGCTTCCGGTCGCGGATGCTCGGACTGATGCGGGACGAGGAGGGGCTCGCGGGCTTCGTCCGCGCCCTTTATGGCGAGGCGCCGAAGGACCCGGCCCTGCGCGCGCTGGCCGAGGCCTGGGGGCGCGTGACGGATGGGCTGGTCGAGCGCTTCAACGCCGCCGGCGGCGCCCTGCCGCGGCGCGAGGACTGGCGCCTGCCGCAGGCCTGGGACCGCGAGAAGGTCGCCGCCGCCGGGCGCGAGGAATGGCTGCGCTGGATGGAGGACCAGCACGCGCAGGGGCGGCTGTCCATCCGCGACCCAGACACGGGGCTCGAGGTGAACCCGCTGCGGCGGGCCGAGATCCTCGCCAACGCCTATGAGCGCATCCGCACCGAGGGGCTTGTGGACATCACCCCCGGCGCGCAGCGCGGCCTTGGGGCGCTCGCCAACCGGCGGGCCGAGATGCGCGCCTTCCAGTGGACCTCGGCCGAGGCCTGGCTTGAAGCCAATGAGCGCTTCGGCGTCGGCAACCGCAACCTCTACGACCTGCTGAACGGGCACATTGACGGGATGGCGCGCGACATCGCCATGCTGGAGGTGCTGGGGCCCAACCCGGATTGGATGCTCCGCTACCTGCGCGATGAGGCGGTGCGCCGCCTGGCCGACCGGCCGGACCGCGCGCGCGCCGAAGCCTGGCGGATCGAGAGCACCTGGGCGCATGTCTCGGGGCTGGCCAGCACGCCGGTCAACGAATGGGCGGCCACCCTGTTCCGCGAGCTGCGGGGGTGGCTGACGGCGTCGCGCCTCGGCTCGGCGCTGCTCTCCAGCGTGAGCGACTTCGCCACCATGCGCCAGGTGGCGGCCTGGAACGGGCTGCCATCCGTGGGCTGGATGCGCGACTATCTGCGCCTGCTCAACCCGGCCAATGCCGAGGATCGCAGGATTGCCGTGCGTGCGGGCCTGCTGGCCGAGGCCTGGGCGCAGCGCGCCGCCGGCGCCATGCGCAACCAGGCGGATGTGATCGGCACGGGCCTTGGCAGCCGTGCGGCGGATTTCGTCCTGCGTGCCTCCGGGCTGACGGCGCACACCCAGGCGGCGCGCTGGGCGATCGGCATGGAGTTCCTGGGCGCGCTCGCCGACCGCGCCGGGCGGGAGTTCCAGGCCATCGAGGAGCCGCTGCGCCGGGCCATGGAGCGCTACGGCATCGGCCCGGCGGAGTGGGACATGCTGCGCGCTTCCGGCGTGGTGACGGAAGGCGGCTGGCGCTTCCTTTCGCCCGAGGCGGTGGCGCGGGCGGCGGACTTGGCCACGCCGGAAGGGCGCGCCCGGCTGGAAGCGGCAACACGCCTGCTCGAGTTCGTGCAGACCGAGGCGCGCTTCGCGGTGCCCGAGCCCGGCGCGGCCGAGCGCGCGCTGATGGTGGGGCAGACCAGGCCCGGCACCTTCATCGGCGAGTTCGTCCGCAGCGCCATGCAGTTCAAGTCCTTCCCCGTCACCGTGATGCTGATGCACATCGGCCGCGGGCTGAACGCGGAAGGGCTGCGCGGCAAGGCGGCCTATCTCGCGAGCTACGGCATCGGCATGACGCTGATGGGCGCCTTCGCCATGCAGCTCAAGGAGATCGCCAAGGGCCGCGACCCGCGCAACATGGAGGACCACCGCTTCTGGCTGGCCGCCTTCGCGCAGGGCGGCGGCGCGGGGATCCTGGGCGACTTCCTCTATTCGGCGGTGGCGCGCACCGACCAGGACTTCTACGCGCAGATGGCAGGCGGCCCGATGGGCGGGCTTGCCTCCGACATCGCGAGGATCGCCGGCCTCAACATCCAGGCGCTGGACGATGAGCGGCGCGAGCGCGCGCTCGGTACCGATCTGATGCGGTTCATGCGGCTCAACACGCCGGGCAGCTCGCTGTGGTATTCGCGGCTCGCCATGGACCGGCTGCTGTGGGACCGGCTGCAATGGTGGGCCGACCCCGAGGCCGGGCGGCGCTTCCGCCAGCTCGAGCGCCGCGCCATGCGGGAATACGAGCAGGAGTTCTGGTGGGCGCCGGGCGAGGGCGCGCCGCGCCGCGCGCCATCCCTCAACGCCGCGATGGGAGGCAGGCCATGACCATCAGCCTCGTGCCGGAGGATACCCGGCTGCGCCGCTTCGAATGCACCGGCGGCGAGACGGTGTTCGCCGTCACCTTCCCCGTGTTCGCCGCGGCGGACGTGCAGGTGGTGCGGTTGCGCGCCGGCGTGACCGTGACCCTGACCAATCCGGGCGATTACACGCTGTCCGGCATCGGCGCGCCGGGCGGCTTCACGGTGACGCTGACGGCGCCGGCGCTGGCGGGCGATCTGATCGTGGTGGTCTCGGCGCAGCCGGTGTCGCGCAGCTCGGAATGGACGGACGGCCAGGCGCTGCGGGCGGCGGCGCTGAATGCCGAGTTCGCGCGCTGGTGGATCGCCGCGCAGCAGCTGGCGCGCGACCTTTCACGCTCCGTCCGGCTGCCGATCACCGACGGGGCGGCGCTGGCGGAGCTGCCGTCCGTCGCGCAGCGCGCCTCGAAACTGCTGGGCTTCGACGCCGCCGGCGCGCCGGTGGCGGTCTCCGGCACCGACCTCAGCAGCACCTCGGTCACGCCGCTCGGCGGCACCACGCCGCGGCTGCTGGCCGAGCTGCTGCGGGCTGCCAATCCGCGCCACTGGGGCGGTGTGGGCGACGGCATCGCCGATGACACGGTGCCGCTGCAGGCGGCTGCCGACTATGCGGCGGCGCAGGGGCTGCTGTGGTGGCTGCCGGAGGGCACCTGGCGGACGACCGGCACCGTGACGGTGGCCGCCGCGGTGGCCGGAGTGCGGATGGAGGGCGCGCTGGTCTACAACGGCCCGGCCGGGCAGGCGGCGCTAGTGATCGGCAACGCCACCCAGCGCATGCAGGCGAAGGCGCTGGTCGGGCTGGATGTGCGTCGGTCGTCCCTGGCCAGCTGGACCAACGAGGGCGATGTCGGCATCGTGCTGCGCAACCTTGATGCGTGCTACGTGCTGCATCGCCGCGTCGAGGGGTTCACCGTCGGCATCCGCACGCTCGGTAGCGGCATCTCCGGACAGCCGGCGGGGTTCGAGGACACGACACTGGTCTTGGGCCGGATCGTGGATTGCCGCTATGGCCTCGACATCCGGTGTTCGCAGCCGGGACCGGACGCCTGGAACAACTCCGTGCGCTACATCGGCGGGCATTTCGCGAATGCCTCGACCACGCATCCGACGCTGTCGCGCTTCGGGGTGCGGCTGTCGGCCGCACCCGGGGCCTATGACCTGCACAATGCGCATGTCTTCCTCGGCCCCGCCTTCGAGCTGAACCGCCAGGGCACGCCGGGCACTGTGGATGCCATCCCGTTTCTGGTGGAGGTGAACGGCCGCGCGCTGCGCGCCTATGGCGTGCGCATGGAGAACTGCTCGCGCTTCGTGGCGCGGCACACGGCGGCGCAAAACGATGCCGTCTACGAGGTGGCCTATGTCGGCACCTATGGCTTTCTCGGCTGCGCGGTGGATTACCCGGCCAGCGCGACGCGGGCGGGTGGCAGCGTCGTGCCGCTGCATCAGGCGGCGGCCGCGCAGTCCAGCCCGTGGCTGCTGGCCGAGGCTGGCAACCTGCGCCGCCTGGCCTACCGCGACGTGCGCACCGTCGCAGGCGGTGTCGGCTTCGAGCGGATGGCCATCGCCTCGAGCAACCCCAACGGCAGCCCGACCACGCTGGATACGCTGCTGTTCGGCGGCGCCACCGGCTTCACTCTGAACGCCGAAAGCATTGTGGTGCCGACGTCCCGGGCGCTTGGCTTCGTGTTCGACCTGCGCACCACCCTTGCTGCCTATGAAGGGCCGAAGGAGCTGTTCCTCGGCGCGGAGGGCAGCGAGCTGCGCGGCGTGGTGATGCAGTTCGACAGCGCGGAGAACGTGCTGGGTGCGGCGGCCCCGGTCCTGTGGAGCAACGCCAATGCGGTGTTTGCAGGGGCGCCGAGCTATTGGTGGGAGATGAACGTCAACCTGGACACGCTGACGGGCGGGTTGCCGGTGAACGCGCTGCAGCGGGTCACGCTGCATCCGTCCTGCGCCATCGTGTTCATCGGCGTGCGCGGCGGCTCTGCCTCGGCGGTGCTGAAGGCGCTGCGGGTGTATGCCTCGCCGCTGGTCACCCCGCATCTGCTCTACGGCGGCGCGCGGCCCTGGGGCGGCCGCACGCAGGCGCATCAGGCGACATGGGATCCGCCTTCGATCGGCGCCAACAGCTCGACGCATACCGATATCACGGTGTCCGGCGCGCGGCCGGGCGATCACGTGGCAGTGGGAGTGTCGCCTGCCACCATCCTGCTGCCTCTGGCGCATGTGGTGGCGACGGACACGGTGCGGGTGCGGCTGTTCAACCACACCGGCTCGGCGATCGACGCGCCGGAGCTTACGCTGCAGATCACACTCACGCGGCCGCCAGTCTGACGGTGCGTTGATTTTGTTGCGTTGCAGCGGAACTCTTAATCAGCGGGTCCAAGGTTCGAATCCTTGTGCGCCCACCAGAAAATCAACCACTTAGCGCGAAAGGAAAGTGCGCGTCAGAGAACGTCAAAGTCCCTCCGTTCCTCTGACGTTCCTTCACGCTTTGTTCTCGGTCTCCAGCCGCCGCCGGAAGGCCTCCGCCGCCGCGCGCTCGGTGCGCACCAGGTAGTGCCGATCCAGCACCGCCCGCACGCTGCCAGGCGTGTGCCCGGTGATGCCGGCAATCCCCAAGTCATCAACCCCGGCCTCGTGCAGGCGCGTCACCGCCGTGTGCCGCAGCTCGCGGAACAGCAGCCCGGCGCAGTCGGGCATCGGCGGCAGACCCGCCTCCGGCAGGCCGCGCACCGCCGCCGCGCGCACATCGGCGAACACATGCTCGAAGGTGCTCAACTGCCACGGCCGGCCCGTGCGGTCATGCAGCAGCAGATGCGTGGGCGAGCGCACCGCGCCCGGCCGCTCGGCCTCCGCCCGCAGACGCTCGACCAGCGCCGGCACCAGCGCGATCGGCAGCGCCACGCGCCGGCCCGTCTTGCCCTGGCGCAGCACCAGCGCGCCCCCCTCCGGCGACCAGGGCGGCAGGTTCAGCACGTCCGCCACCCGCTGCCCGATCCAGGCATTCAGCAGGATGGCGGTGCCGAGGCTGCGCCAGCCGAGCGCATCGGCCACGCGCACCATGTGCTCCACCTGTTCGGGCCGCCAGAGCATCGGCTCGCGCTGGCGCTCGATGCTGATGCCGGGCCGCGCCGCCGCGTTGCTCGAGCAGTAGCCGAGCCGCACGCCCACCTGCAGCAGCAGGCGCAGCACGCGCAGCGCGGCCGCGGCCTTGGCCGGGGTCTCGACCACTTGGCGCTGCCGGCCCTTGCCCTCCACCCGCCGCCGCAGGCTCTCGTGCCAGGCCTGCACGGCAGGCGGCGTGATGGCGCGCGCCGGCATGTCGCCGGCCCAGTCCTCGATCGCCTCCAGCGCCCAGCCGTAGTGGCGGCGCGTGGCGGGGGCGAGATCGCGCCACCAGCGGGAGGCGCGGTAGTCGCGGATCAGCGCCGCGACGCTGCCCGGCGCCGGGGCGCGGCGCTTCTGCGCGGCCGGCGGGGCATGCGGCGCGGGCTCGCCGCGGCGCCAGGCGTCCACCTCGGCATTCAGCGCCTCGGCGCGGGCGGCCGCCTCGGCGCGGTCGTCCGGCAGGCGCTGCGGACGCCAGCCGCAGGCGCGCAGCTCGGCCGAGGGCTGCCAGTAGAAGCGGGCGGTGCCGTCGCGGTTCGGCTTCGCGATCAGATGGCGGATGCGCATTCAGGCCTCCGTGGTCAGCATAGCCCGCGCCCGCGCGATCAGCAGCGCCTCCGCCGCCTCGGGCGGTGCGTGCTCGGGCGGGCGCTGGGCCGCCAGCCAGGCCTCGATGGCGCGCGGGTCCCACCGGTCCGGCAGGCCGGCCACCGGCGGCGGGAAGCCGGCCTCCTCGAGCCGCCGGCGGCGGCAGTGGAAGGCGCGGGCCGAGGGCAGCGCCAGCGCCTCGGCCACCTGATGCGCCGTCCACAGCATCAGCCTGTTTCCCGCCACGCCTGGTGCGCCTCTTCCCAGTGCGCATCGAGCGCCGCCTGCCCGGCCGCGGTGCGACGGTAGAGGCCCGGGCTGACTTCCTCGATCAGCCCGAGGTTGAGCAAACGCTCGATCGTCACCCGGTGCGTCCATTTCGGGCGGACCTGCGGCGGCTCGCCCTGCGGCGGCAGGCGCATCAACGCCACGCGCATCGGGCCGGTGAGGGCAGTCATGGCGCTTGCCTCGACTCGGGATCTGGCCGAAACCTCGCGATGAAGTCGGTATAGGGCTTCAGCGCCTCGGCTATCCGCGTGAGTGCTGCGATCTCCGCAGCCGACAGGCTTCCCGGGCTGGGCGCCGCCGTAGGCTGCGGCGCGCAGCGCAAAATCCACGCGCGCACGCGCTCCGGGTCCAGGCCGGACGACAGCAGAACGTCGGGCTGCCGCAGAGCCTCGATCAGCCCGCGCATCTGCGCCGCCAGCACGAAGGCGATGGTGTCGCCGTCAAGGGCGTCACGGGGGCCGCTCATGACGCGCCGCCTTCGTCAACCTGCTCGGGCTTGCAGTGCTGCGCCACCTCAAGGGCAGCCACTGAGCCGGGGCCGAAGCGCGAGAGCAGCAGCGGCGCGGCCGCCTCCAGCGCGCTGGCGACGCGCTCCCAGGCGTCGGGCGGCAGAGCCGAAGCCAGGCCATAGAGCTCGGCCGGTGTCGGCCGGGCGGGGTCATCGCGCCCGCTCATGCCGCCCTCCGCGCCCGCGCGTCGGCCAGGCTGACGACGCCGGCCGGAAGCGGGCCGCCGGCGAGATGCGGCGGCACGGGCTGGCCTTCGAGGGTGCGGGCCAAGGCGGCGGCCTCGGCCAGCTGGTCGGCGAGCAAGGCCGCCAAGCGCTGATCCAGCGCCAGCGGCTCGGGCCGCGACGCCCAGGCCGCGAAATGGGAGGACAAGGCGTCCAAACAGTCACTCAGCATGCTCCCCTCCGTCAGGTGGTGGAGGAGAGACTACGGCGGAGCCGTAGTCCGGCGCAAGAGAAAATACGGCTAAGCCGTTTTCCGCTGTTCCGAATCGTCTTCGGCGCCCATCAGGAGATGCGGCACCTCTTAACGGAGCTTGGCCGCCAACTCGCTGCCGGTCGAAGCGAGCGAGCCCGCATAGACCCAATCGAGCGAAATGCCGAAGCTTTTGAAGGCACGGCGGAGCACCAAGGGATCTGGGTTATCGGCGCCACGCTCCCAGCCACTCCACGCCTGAGGGCTGATGTGGCAGGCGGCGGCGATCTGGGCTTGCGTCATCCCGAGCGCGCGGCGGGCTGCGCGCAGGCGGGCTCCGATCCGAGCCTGGTCCGATGAAAGCCGAATGGTCCTGGGCATGAACCAATGATCCGGCCCACGGTGGAGGTTCGTCACCTTGTCTCTCCCGTATTGACAGACTACGGCTAAACCGTGGTAGCCTCCCCGCCCATGGAACGCACCTGGGATCTCATCCGTGGGCTTGGGGGGCCGAAGGCGGTGGCCGAGGCCTGTGGGGTGACGATCTCCGCGGTCGGCAGCTGGCAGGTCACCGGCAGCATCCCCGCGCGCCACTGGCTGCGCCTGTGGCGCATGGCCAAGCAGCGTGGCCTGGACTGGCGCCCGCCGGGTGCCGAGGACCTGGACATCGTGCCGCGTGCCGCCATGGCGGGCGATCCTGTCGCCGCGCCCATGTTCGCGCAATGTTCTCATCGTGCGCCGCAGCAGACGGAGGAAGCGGCATGACCGCGCAGCTGATGGATCGCCTGGAAGCCCGCCTTGCCCTGGCCGAGGCGCTGATCGGCCTGGTCCGCGCCGCGGGGCGCGAGGGTGAGGCCGAGATGCGCGCGCCTTTCCTGCTGGTGCGCGTGCTCGGCGCGCCGCCCGGCGCCACCGCCGACGCCATCCTGGCCGATGCGCTCAAGACCCTCGAAGCCGAGGGCGTCATCCGCCTCGGCGGCGCAGCTCCACGGGTATCCGCAGCGGCGCGCAGCGCGGCGGTCAGCTGGCGCAGCACGGCGAGGGTGGGCGGATCGAAGGCGACGACAATGCGGCGGCGCATGATCGCCACGCTCGCCGCCGCCGCCGAGTCCGGTCAAGCGAGGGCCGCGGCATGACCCGCCGCCTTGTGCACATCGAGGACGCGGGCGGGCGGCGGATCGTGCTGCTGACGCTCTCGCCCTGCGGCGCCGCGGTGGCCGCCGCCGTGCCCGCTACGAACTGGCACGCCTGGTCGCCCGCCGAGCGCGCCTTCGCCGCCCGCGTGGGTGAGGTCAGCGATGCGCTGCGCCGGGGCAAGTCCCTCCGCGCGCTCGCCGCCCACTACGAGGCGATGCTGAGCCTCGTCGAGCAGCTCGAGGCCGCCGAGGCGATGGCCGGAACCCCGGCCGAGGGCCGCGCGTGATGCCCGCGCCCCGTCCCCTGCGCAGCGCGGAGCTCTTCGCGGCCATTCCGCCCCGCCACGCACTGCCCCAGCCCCGAAGAGAGGGAAACAATAGGAAAGGCAGCTTCCGCCTTGACGCAACGATGTTGCGTGCTGCGGCGCCGAAGTCGCGTCCTTTCAATGGCTTGCGGGTGTTGCAGGATGTTGCGCTTCAAGCAACGCGCAAGCCATTGATTTCAGGCCGTGTTGCGGATGTTGCAGGTGTTGCGGGGTCTCGCGCGTATGCGCGCGCGCGCGCATGTGCGCGCGGAGTGCCGCAACACGCAACACTGACGGATTTCCCATGTCTGTGAGGGAGATAGGCGTTATGCCCGCCGCAACAGGCGCAACAGCGTCTGGGGGCCCGCTCGACGCGGCGGCGGGCGGGCGGCCGGCGCCGCTGTCGGCGGCCGAGCGCATGCGCCGCTCCCGCGCCCGGCGGCGCGCCGAGATCGAGCAGCGCCGGGCCGAGGCCGCGCGCGCGCCGCTGCGCCTGCTGCTCGCCGCCCAGGCCGAGGCCGACCTGGCGCGCATCGAGGAACACCTGGACGAAGGCGCGCGCGGCCTGGCGCTGGCCGAGCGCACGCTTGAGGGCGCCAAGGCCGTGATCCTCCGCCTCTACGGCCACCCGCTGCTGCGCCTGGCCGAGACCGCGAACGCGCCGGTGGAGCTGCTCGCGCGGCTGCTCGACTGCTCGCGCCTCGAGGCGGCGCGCCTGGCGCAGGACGCGCAGCGCGAGCTTCTCGACCGCCTCTTCGGCCGCCCGCCGCAGGCCAAGGGCGCGGGCGAGACGCCTGCGGTGGCGGTGCAGCTCAACGTCACGCCCGCCGTCGCGGCCGCTCTGAACCTCGTGCCAAATCAACAGGATGGCGGAGGGTCCACGGCATGACTTTGACGCCGCGCACTCTGACGCTCTGGCGCAACCCATTGACGCACAAGCGCTTCGGGCGCGTCGGGCAGGTGATTGCGGATCACCTGCCGCGCGCCTCCCAGCCGCGCCTGGTGCTCGCGCCCGCCGAGCCCGCGCCGGCCGCACCCCCCCGGGGGGGGACCCGGCCGCCCCCCCCGGACGCGCGCGCGCGCCCCCCGGCGGCCCCTTGCGGCTCGATCGACAAGGCCGCCCGTAAGGTCTCGGCTCTGCCGGCCCCGGCGCAGCCGCTCACGGGGGCGGGGGAATGACGGCGCGGCGGCACCTCCATTCCGTCCAGGACATCGCGCGCATGCTGAATGCCCATGCGGAGGCCATCGCGCGTGAACTGTTCCCAGCCGGGCGGCGGGAGGGAAGGGAATGGCGCGTCGGCTCCCTGGCCGGGGAGCCGGGGCAGTCGCTCGGCATCTGCATCGCGGGGGCCAAGCAGGGCGTGTGGGCCGATTTCGCGGCCGGCATCGGCGGCGACATGCTGGAACTGGTGGCACAGGCGCGCTACCGCGGCGACAAGGCGGCCGCGCTGCGCTGGGCGCGCGCCTATCTCGGCCTGTCGGACCGCGCCGCGCCGGAGGCCAGCGCGCCGCCCCCGCCGCCGCCCCGCGTGCCGGCCAGCGAAGTGAGCCGCGACTTCTCGGGCAAGGCGCGCGCGCTTTGGCTCGGCGGCCACCCGATCGCCGGCACGCCGGCCGCGGCCTACCTGGCCGGGCGCGGCATTCAGCTCGCGGCGCTCGGCCAGGTGCCGCAGGCGCTGCGCTTCCGCGCCGACACCTTCTGCGCCGAGCGCCAGCAGGCGGCGCCGGCGATGCTTGCCGCCATCACCCGTGGCGGCCCGATCATCGGCTGCCACCGCACCTACCTTGCGCCAGGCCCGGCCGGGCGCTGGACCAAGGCCGCGATTGTCGCGCCCAAGAAGGTGCTGGGGCAGGTGGGCGGCGGCTTCATCCCGCTCTGGCGCGGCCGCTCCGGCAAGCCTCTGCGCGAGGCGCCGGAGGACGACGTGCTGGCCATCGCCGAGGGCATCGAAGACGCGCTGACCATCGCGCTGCACATGCCGGAATGGCGCGTCATCGCCGCCGTGTCGGTGGGCAACATGGCCAACCTCAAGCTGCCTGAGCGGCTGCGCGACCTGGTGTTCTGCTGGGATCGAGACGGAGACAACCAGGGCGCGGCGCGGGCGCGCGAGCTGGCGGTGGAACGCATGCTGCGCGAGGGCCGCAGCGTGCGGGAGATCCGCCCGCCCGAGGGCCACAAGGATTTCAACGCCTGGCATCTTGCGGAGCTTGCTGCGGGCGGCGCGCGGCGGAGGCTCGCATGAACAAGCCGACGTCGATCCGCGCCCACCTCGCCACCGCCGCGCGGCGGCGCGACACTGGCGCAACCGCCCTGCCGCCGGGCTGCCCCGTCACCCCTCTGGGCGGCAACGGCCAGGTGTTCCACTACATCAACGCCATCGGGCAGTTCGTCTCGGTGCCCGCGCAGCAGCACTCGAAGAACATCATCGCAAGCCTCTTCGCGCCGCATTTCGACTGGCTGAAGAAGACCTTCCCCAAGACCTTCGACAAGGAGACCGGCGAGCCCAAGGACTTCGAGGTCAACGCCGTCACCGCCGCGCTGATGTCCGCGGCGCAAGGCCAGGGCCGGTCCTGGGAGCCGGCCGACAACATCCACGGCCGTGGCGTCTGGCCGGGCGAGGACGGCGAGCTGCGCGTGCATCTCGGCCGCACGCTGATTGTGGGTGGGCGGGAACGCCCAGTGGGCGTGATCGGCAACCGCGTCTATCCGCTGCGCCCGGAATGGCGCGGCCCGGCGCCCGATCCGCAGGCGGCCGGCCCCGCCGGACCGGCGGCCGAGGCGCTGGCGCTGTTCGACTGCTGGCGCTGGGCGGAACCGCGGCTGGCGCCGCGGCTGCTCCTCGGCTGGATCGTCTGCGGCTTCCTGTGCGGGGCGCTGGCCTGGCGGCCGCATCTGTGGCTGGTTGCGCCGCGCGGCGCCGGCAAATCCACCCTGCTGGAAGCCGTGGGCCACATGCTGCAGCGCGGCGACTTCGCGCTGATGAGCGAGAGCGCCTCCGCCCCATCGGTGCGGGCTACGCTGCACTACGACGCGCGGCCGGTCATCCTCGACGAGACCGAGCCCAGCGAGGACAACCGCGCGCTGAATGCGGTGGTCGAGCTGATGCGCATCGCGTCCACCGGCGGCACGGTGATGCGCGCGCAGGTCGATCAGACCACCATCGTGCAGACGGTGCGCTTCACGGCGATGTGCGCCTCCGTCGTCCGCCCCGCGCTGAAGGCGCAGGATGCGAGCCGGATCGCGGTGCTGCAGCTGCAGAAGCCGCTGCCAGGCAGCAGCGCCCCGCTGCTGCGCCCCGCCGTGCTGGAGCTCTTGGGGCGGCGGCTGTTCCGCCGCGCGCTCGATGGCTGGAAGCGCTGGCCGGAGGTGCTGCAGGCCTGGCGCCAGGCTCTGGCGGCCGAGGGTCTCGAACCACGCGCGCAGGACCAGTATGGCACGCTGCTCGCCGCCGCCTGGATCGCCGAGCAGGACCTCGAGCCCGACAGCGACAGCCTCTCGGAATGGGCGCGGCTGGTGGCGGAAGCGACTGCGCCGGACCGCGCCGAGGAACGGCCGGAATGGTTCCGCCTGATCGAGACTCTGGCCGCCACCCCGCTCAAGGACGATGGCGGGCGCAGCGAGCGGAGCGTGGCCGAGCTGGTCGAGACCGCCGCCCAGGCGCGGCGCGAGCCCGACCCGCAGACCGGCGACCTGGTGCCGATCCCGCCCGAGCGGGCCGAGCGCGCCAACCAGGTTCTCTCGCTTCATGGCCTGCGCTTCGTGCCCATGCGGGACGAGGCCGGGCGCATCCTGCGCGGGCGGTGGGACGATCCGTCGGCCGAGCCGTCCAGCCAGAATGCCGGGCCGCAGATCGGCCATGTGGCGGTGGCAAACGCCAACCCGGTGCTGGCCAAGCTGCTCGAGAAGACGCAATGGGCGGCGCGCGCCGGCGCCCCCGGCGCCTGGAAGGGCGTGCTGCTGCAGGCGCCGGGTGCCCAGCCGGCGGACTGCGTGCGCTTCGGCGCAAGGCTTGCGCGGGCGGTGCTGGTGCCGCTTGAGCTGTTCCTGGACGGGACGGGCGCGCATGAGTAGCCCGCGCCCATGGACCAGCCCCGGGCCGGTCAGCACGGCCTTCGTGGACACGACGGCTCCGGTCTCGGTGCTGATGGGGCCTGCCGCCGGCGGCAAGACCGTCACGGGCCTGCAGCGCGGCGTGCTGATGGCGTTCCGCTGGCCGGAGACGGCGCCTGGGCTGCGGCGCGTGCGCTTCCTGGTCATGCGCCAGCGCATGACCGACATGGAGGCCAGCACCATCCCCTCCTGGCTCGCCTGGTATCCGAAAAGCCTAGGGCATTTCGTCGGCAAGGAGGGCAGCCCCAAGCGGCATGCCATCACCCTGCGCCATCCGGATGGCGGGCGAATCGAGCTCGAGGTGCATTTCCGCGGCATCGGCGAGCAGAGCGTCGACGATGCGCTGCGCGGCTTCGAGTTCTCCTACGCCTATGTGGACGAATGCGACCTGATGGACGCAGACGTGATGGCAACGCTGTTCAAGCGCGCCGGCCGCTACCCGGCGGAGACGCTTGCCATCAATCCGCGCCAGGTCTGGGGCACCTGCAACGCGCCCGAACCCGACAGCTGGGTAGTGCGGGAGATGATCGAGAACCCGCGCGAAGGCTGGGTGCTGTATCGCCAGCCGTCGGGCCTGAGCCCCGAGGCCGAGAACCTCGCCGTGCTCGGCCCCGACTTCTACCGCCAGCAGGCGGCGGTGCTGCCGGATTACGAGCGTCGGCGCTTCATCGAGAACATCCCCGGCCTGGTGCGCGAGGAGGCGGCCGTGTATCCGGAGTTCTCCGAAGCCGTGCATGTGTCGCCCAAGCCTCTGCCGGTGCTTTCGGGCGCGCCGCTGCGCATCGGGGTGGATGCCGGCGGCAGCCCGGCGGCGGCGGTGCTGCAGCGTGCCCCCGATGGCCAGTGGCGCATGCTCGCGGAACTGTCCACGCATGACCGCGAGCGCGCCGGCGTGGTCGGGCCGCGGCGCTTCGGCGAGGCGCTGGCGGCGCTTCTGGCCGAGCGCGCGCCGGGCGTGGCGGCGGAGGTGGTGGCCGATCCGGCCGCGGCCTTCGGCGCCGACCGCGAGGCGGGCGAGAGTTCGTGGATCGACATCGTGGCGCGCGCGGCCGGGCTGCCGGTGACGACCGCGCGCAGCCAGGACCCGACGCTGCGCATGGAGGCGCTGCGCCGGCCGCTGACGCGGTTGCTCGAGGCCGGCAAGCCGGGCCTGGTGCTCGACCCCTCCTGCCGGCTGATGGCGCGTGCGCTCGCGCGCGACTACCGCTGGCAGGTCACGGCCGGGCGGCGCGGCGACCGGGCGGTGAAGAACTGGGCGAGCCACCTGGTGGAGGCGGCGCAATACGCGCTGCTGGATGCCGAGGGGCTGGCCGAGGCCTCGGCGCGCCCGGGCCTGCGCCGGCCGCTGCCGATGCAGGCGCGAATCGAGTGGAACCCCTTCGCGAAGGAGACGATGTCATGGCTTTGACCTTGCAACCTGTGGCGGGCGATGCGCCCGAGGCGTCGGCGCCGCTCTGCGTGACGGTCGAGCTCGACAGCATGTTCGCCGCCTGGCTTACCGCGCGGGCGGCCGCGCATGGGGAGGAGCCGGGCGAGCACGCGGCCACGATCCTGCGCGCCTACTGGGCACATCACGACCAGTGGCGGCACCAGCAGGGGGCGGCCGCGACGCGGCCGGTGGCGCGGTGAGCGCGCCGGAGCCTCTGGCCGAAAAGCTGCGGCTGCGCGAAGCGATGGAGGTGCTGCGCCAGGGCCTGCCGGCGGACGCCATGGCGCTGGTGATGGTGGGCAACCATCTGTGGTCGGCGCAGGACATCTGGGACCCGCAGCCGCGAGCGCTGATCAACCTCGCACAAAGCCTGCTGGAGCAGGCGGCCGAGCTGCTGCCCGAGGGCAGCGCGCTGCGGGAGGATGTCGAATACGCCGCCGCCACGCTGCCGGACCGCTTCGGCGATGACGGCTGAGGCGGTGGCGCAGCTGGCCCGCGCCGCACGCGCGGCGGCCGAGACCCGCCGGCTGGTCGGCGAGGCGCGCGCCTGGCGGCCGACGCATGCCTATCGCTGGGGCAGCCGTGGCGGCGAGCTGTGCCGGCTGATCCGCACGGGCGCCCTGTGCTCGGCGCTGATCGAGTTCGCCGATGGCTGGCGCGTGGTCGTCCCGCGCCAAGCGCTGCGTCGGCTACCCCTCCGCGAGGTCGAGCCGCCGCTCGATGCGGGCGACGCGGCCCGAGAGCGCCAGCAGATCAGCGCGGTCGAGCGCCGCCTCCTGGTCGCGCAGCGCGAGCCGACGCTCCATGCTGGCGAGCCTGTCCTCGATGCGCGCGGTGCGCTCATCCAGCCGACGCAGCAGGGCCAGCACCAGCTTGTCGGGCGTCTCGGTCACAAGGGCAGGATGCCATGACCGGCCCGGCGGTGCCACAGGAGGTGTTCCTGGTGTTCCGCCCGCGCGCGGCCAGCGAGGGCTTGCGCTGGTGGCAGCGGGTCTTCACCGACCGGCACCGGGCGCATGTGGTGGCGCTGGTGCCGGCCGGGCCGGCGCGGACGCTGGTGCTTGACCATGCCGGCAGCGTGCTCGGCCTCGAATGGGTGGAGCTGTCGGCCGAGAGCTGCGCGCGCGGCCTGATGTGGTCCTGGCAGGGCGAGGCGCTGAGGGTGCGGCCGCGCGCCGTCGAGCGGCGGGCCGCGCTGCGCCCGCCCATGACCTGCGTGGAGCTGGTGAAGGCGCTGCTCGGCCTCGAGGGGTGGCGCATCTGGACGCCGCGGCAGCTGCGCCGCGCCGTGATTCGCATGGGGGCGCGGCCGGTCGCGCCCTATCCGTCAGCACAGGGGGCATGAGATGGGCGGCAAGCCGAAGCGCGTGGACACCTCGGCCATGGAGGCGCAGCTGGCGCGGCAGGAACAGCTGCTGCGCGAGCAGGAGGCGCGCATCGCGGCGCGGGAGGCCGAGGTCAAGGCGCAGGAGGAGGCGCGGCGGCGCGCGCGCGAGAACCGCTTCCGCGGCCGGGTCCTGCTGCTCGGCGGCAGCGAGGCGGGCACGGAAGACCAGCCGCTGCCCTTCGCCAGGCAGCGGCTGCTCGGGGGCTGAGCCGTGGCCGAGGCGCCGGAAGCGCTGCTCAAGCGCATCGAGGCGGCGGAGCGCAAGCGCGACGCCTTCGCGTCGCTGATGCGCGACATCTACGCCTATGCCATGCCCGAGCGCGACGCCTGGCAGGCCTATGGCTACGGCGCCGAGCGCACGGTGAAGGTGTATGACAGCACCGCCGTGATCGCGGTGGCGCGCTTCGCCAACCGCCTGCAACAGGCGCTGTTCCCGCCGCAGCAGCGCTGGGCGCAGCTTGCCCTGCCGCCGGAGATGACCGGATCGGCCACGGCGGCCGACGTGGCGCGCGACCTGGCGGCGGCGACCGACATGCTCTTCGCCGCCATCCATGCCAGCAACTTCGACCAGGTGATCAACGAATGGGCGCTTGATCTCGCCGCCGGGGTCGGCTGCCTGCTGGTCGAGAACGGGAGGTTGTCCGCCCGCCGTGCCGGCGCGCCGCTGCTCCGCTTCCAGGCGGTGCCGGCGGCGCTGGTCGCCTTCGACGACGGGCCGATGGGCACGGTGGAAGGGGTGTTCTTCCGCCAGAACATCGCCGCCAGGGTCCTGCGCCGGCTCTATCCCGACCTTGCCGAGGTGCCGGAGGAGGTGGCGCGGGCCGAGCGCGAGGAGCCCGAGCGGGTGATCGAGCTGACCCAGGCGACCGTCTTCGACCCGGAGGAGGACGCCTGGCGGATGACGGTGATCCACCGCGCATCAAAGGCGGTGCTGGCCGAGCGGCGCTACCGCACCTGCCCCTGGATCGTGACGCGCTGGAGCAAAAGCCCCGGCGAGACGCATGGCCGCGGGCCGCTGGCGGCGGCGCTGCCCGACATTCGGGTGCTGAACAAGCTGATGGAGCTGTATCTCCGCGCGGCCTCCTTCGCCGTCACGCCGGCCTATACGGTGGCTGATGACGGGGTGATCAATCCGGCCACCATCCGGCTGGTGCCGGGCGCGCTGATCCCGGTGCGCAGCAATGGCGGCGCGGCGGGCCCTTCGATCCGCCCGCTCGATCCGCCGGCGCAGTTCGCGCTGAGCCAGGACCTGATGGAGCGGCTGCGCACCGCCATACGCCAGACGCTGTTCGACGATCCGCTGCCGCCCGAGGTGCAGGTGGGGCTGACCGCGACCGAGGTGGCCGAGCGGGTGCGGCGCTTCCAGCAGGACACGGGGGCCTTCGGGCGGCTGCAGGCGGATGCGCTGAACCCGCTGGTGGTGCGCTGCCTCGACATCCTGGAGGAGGCGGGCGTCTTCGCCGCCGAGCGCTTCCGCGGCCTGCTGCAGGCGGTGCGCGACGATGTGGTGCGCATCCGGGCCGTCAGCCCGCTGGCGCAGGCGCAGGACCGGGCGGACCTTTCGGCGGTGCTGGGCTTCATCCAGGCCGGCGCGGCGCTCGGGCCCTTCGGGCAGCAGCTGCTGGAGAACGGCATCGACCTGGCGCGCACCGGGCGCTGGGCGGCCTGGCGGTCCGGCGTGCCGCCCGAGCTCATTCCGACCGAGGCGGAGCTGGCCGAGCGGGCGCGCGCGCAGGCCGAGGCGCAGGCGCGCGATGCGGCGCTGGCCAGCCCCGTGCTGGCGCAGGCGGTGGGCAATCTGGCCCCGGCGCTGGCCGGGCAGGAGGCGGCGCCATGAGCGGCTGGCAGCCCTTCGACCCGGTGATGGACGCGAGCCTGCCGGCGGATGAGGCGCTGACGGCGCTGGCGGCGGCGCTGCGGGCGGTGCGCGGGCCGCTGCGTGCGGTGGCGCAGGCGCAGCTGATGGCCCCGTCCTGGCGGCCGGGCGAGACCGCCGAGCATGCCGCCTATGCCGAAGGCGGCAAGGCGGTGTGGCGCACGCTGCTGGCGCTGGCGGAGCGCGAGCCGTGAGCCCGCCACAGGCTGCAACGATGGCCGAGGCGCGGGCCATGCCGCGCGCCCCCGCAAGAAGGAGAAGGTGAGATGAGCGAGGTCATCACGACGGACATGCCGAATGCCCCCGGGGGGGTATCCGGCACCACGCCGGCCGCAACAGCGGCGCCGGCCGAGAGCGCGCCCGCGCCTGCGGCGCCGCAGAGCCTGTTCGAGGTGGCGGGCGATGCCGCGCCCCCTGCCGATGGCCGGCCGGACTGGCTGCCGGAGCAGTTCTGGGACGAGAAGGCCAAGGCGCCGAAGCTCGAGCACCTGGCCAAGAGCTGGGCGGATTTGCGCACGCGCATCGCCCGCCGCGGCGACGACCCGCCGGCCAGCGCGGAGGACTACCGCCTGCCCGAGGTGGAGGCGCTGCCCGAGGCGCTGCGCCCCGCCCCGGACGATCCGGTGTGGAAGGCGGTGCGGGAGAATGCGCTGAAGGCGGGCGTGACGCAGAAGCAGCTGGAGGCGATCGTCGCCCCCTATCTGCGGCACCTGGCCGAACAGGCCGGAGCGCAGGCCGACCCGGCGGCGCAGCGGGCGGCCTATGAGGCGGAGCTGGCGCGGCTCGGCCCCACGGGGCGGCAGGTGGTGGCGGAGGTCGGCGCCTGGCTCAAGGGCCTTGAGGCGCGGGGCATCCTGACGGCGGAGGAGGCGCGGGAGATCCGCGGCATCTCGACGGCCGAAGGCGTGCGCGCGCTGGCCAAGCTGCGCGCCATGACGGGCGAGAAGCCGGTGCCGGTGGAGGCGCTCGATCCCCAGGCGATGAGCTACGCCGATGCGCGGCGGATGATGCGCGAGGCGCTGCACAAGGGAGACCAGAGCCTGCTCGATCGCGCGGTGGCGACGCTGCGCGAGCTGGAGGCGCGCGGGGCGCTGCCGCAGGGGTTGTGACGGCGCGCGCGCAGCCGTCCGCCCCCTTGACTTCAGAAAAACAATGTTGCGCGGCGCGAGTCGCGTGATCTAGACATGGCGTCGCAGCGGCGCTCCGCCCCATCCGCCTCGCCGGACCGGAGTGGCCGCAAGCGTCGGCCTGGCCCCATCCGCTCCGCCGGACCTGGGCCGGCGTGCCGTCGGCGGGCGCGTCAGACCCGAAGCGTTACGACCCGGGACAGGTGGGCCCCATCCGCTTTGCCGGACCCCGCCGATGCCTGGCCTATCGGACGCGAACCGAGCCGCGGCGAAAGCCGCATGTCTTCGTTCGTGCATGAGGGTCAGGCATGTCCAGTCTGGGCATCAACAACATCACCCGCATCTGGTTCTCCGAGGCGATCACGGTCGCCTACCAGGGCAAGGTCGTCCTGCGGCCGCATGTGACGGTCAAGACCGGCATCACCGGCGCCACCGCCGAGTTCCCGCTGGTCAACCGCGGCATGGCGCGGGCCCATGTGCCGGCCAGCCCGCGCATCCCCATCGGCGTCACCTATACCAAGAAGGTGGCGACCATGCAGGCCTGGTCGGCCGCCGAATGGGCGGACGACATCGAACAGACCCGCACGGTGGCGGACGAGCGCCCGTATCTTGCCGAGATCATCGCCGCTGCCATCGCGCGGCGGATGGACCAGCTGCCGATCGACCAGATGGTGGCCGAACGGCCAACCCCCGACATCCCCGACGGCGGCACCGGCATGACGGAAGCCAAGCTGCGCCAGATCGCGCGCATCTTCGACAGCCGCGCCGTGCCCTATGGCGAGCGCAAGCTGCTCGTCTCGGCCACCGTCTACGACCAGATCCGCGGCCTCGCCATCGCGCAGAACCGGGACTTCGGCGAAACCTCCACCGCCCGCACCGGCCGCGTGCCGAACCTCTACGGGCTTGACATCGTGATGCTTGACGACGCGCGCGACGAAGGCGGGCTGCCCATCGCCTCCAACGTGCGGCGTTGCTTCGCCTGGGATCGCCGCGCCGTGGGCCTTGCCATCGGCGCCGAACGGCCGGTCGAGATCAACTGGGTGCCGACGCATGCCGCCTGGCTGGTCGAGCAGCGCTTCTCCGCCGGCGCGGTCGTCATCGACCCCCAGGGCCTCATCCGCGTCGACTGCGTCGAGTAAGGAGACCCCGACATGGCCTTCGAGATGATCGGCTTCCGCCCGGCCGCCGCCACCACGGGCACCGCGCCGCGCATCCACACCTACCGCACGCAGGATGCGCACACCGTGGTGGACAACAACGGCTACTTCAACGAGGTGCGCACGGTGCTCGAGGTCGGCGACCTGATCTATGTCCTGGTCGTCAACGCTTCGGGCGTGGTGCAGACCGCCGGCTGGCATGTGGTGATGACCAAGACCGCCAGCACGGTGGACGTCTCCAACGTCACGGCGCTGACCGTGACCAACAGCGACTGAGGCCATGGGCGTCTTCAACGGCCGCGAGATGGCGACCGGGGTGCTCCAATGGAGCACCGCGGCGCCGGGCGCCTCGCCCGCCATCCTGCTGCAGGGGCCGTTCAACCTGACCGTCTCCGGCAGCTTCGGCGGGCTGTCGGCGCGGCTGCAGCGCAGCTTCGACGGCGGCGCCACCTGGCACGACTGCACGCTGCAGGGCGGGCCGGTGGCGATCGTGGCGCCGCTGTCCGAGGTCTGCGAGGAGCCCGAGCCGGGCGTGCTGTATCGCGCGCAGGTTCTGGCCATCGCCTCCGGCTCGGTCAGCGTGAGGCTCAGCCAATGAGCGTCTGGCGGCGCCGCGCGGCCCAGCGCGTCGAGCTCGTCGAGTTCACCGCGAGCGGCACCTTCGACCCGGCGCAGTATCCCTGGGCGCGCTGGTTCGAGATCGAGGCGCGCGGCGCGGGTGGTGGCGGCGGCGGCGGCGCGCGCGTCGCCTCCGGCACGGCCTGCAGCGGCGGCGCCGGCGGCGGCGGCGGCGGCTGGGCCGAGGCGCTGTTCGCGGCCTCCCTCCTCACCGGACCGCTCACCATCACCATCGGCGCGGGCGGCCCTGGCGGCGCCGGCGCCACCGCCGACAACACCGCCGGCGGCGATGGCGGCCAGGGCGGCATCACCGAGGTGCTGCTCGGCGCGCAGGTGCTGGCGCGCGCCCAGCCGGGCGGCGGCGGCGCGGGGGGGGTGATTTCTGAAAATTCCGGTGCTGGCGGATCGGCCGGGCTTGGCAACACACCAGGCGGCAACGCAACGGGCAGCACCAACGGCAGCGCCGGCGGCGTCGGCGGCAGCGCCGGTTCGGCCAACGGGACAGTCGCCGCCTTCCCGCGCGCGGCCGCCAGCGGGGCCAGGGGGGTGAGCGCCAATCCCGGCAACGCCAACACGGCCGTTCCGCCGCTCGGCGGCGCCACGGGCGGCGCCGGCGGCGGCGGCATGCCCGTCACGCCCGCCGCGCGCGCCGGCGGCGCCGGCGGCGTGACCAGCGGCGGCACGCCGCTTCCGGGCGGCACCGGCGGCACCGGCGGCGACGGCGCCGACGCGCAGCAGATCGGCGGCATGCAGCTCGGCGCCTCCGGCGGTGGCAACAACACCGCGGGCCCGGGCGGCCGTGGCGGCAACGGCATACACGGCAGCGGCGGCGCGGGCGGCGGCTCTGCGGTCGGCGGCAATGGCGGCCAGGGCGGCAATGGCGGAGACGGCTTCGTGCGCATCAGGATCTACGGGTGATGGGCGGGCAGCAGAGCACACATCCGGCAGAGGCCGAGACGTCGCCGCCGCCGCAGCGCTACGCGCTGGTGCTCAGCGGCGCCATCGTCAACACCATCGTCTGGGATGGCGCCACGCCTTACTCGCCTCCTCCGGGCTGCGCGCTCCTGCCCGAGGCCGAGGCGCTGGCGCAGGGCCTGCGCCCCGCCGCCAGGCCAGGTGTCAGCATCCGCGGCCGCCGCAAGGCGGCGCCGCGCGACGCCGCGCCCGGCGCCGCGCCGCGGCAGGAGGGCTAGCCATGCTGCACTTCGAAGACGCGCCCGCCTGGCTGAAGGCGCTCGCCGCCGCCTTCGCCGGCCGCGCCCTGCTGCTGCTGGACGTCCAGCGCTACGCGCCGATCAGCTGGCGCACCGTGATCACGGTCGCGCTGTGGGAGATCCCGCTGATCGTCTCCTTCGCCCTGCTCGGCTGGTATGGGGCGGAGCTGCTGGGCTTCACCCACGACAGCGGCCGCGTGGTGTTCGTGGCGGTGCTCGCCAATCTCGGCGCGCGCGGGCTCGATCGGCTGGTGGCGCGCATCCTGCCCCGCCCGCCGGACCGCGACGACCGATGACGCGGCGCGCGTGCACGCAGGCCAGTCCGGACGGCTGAGATGGACAGCCACACCACGCTCGCCATAGGCAACCAGGCGCTGGCGCTGCTCGGCGCCCAGCCGGTGGCGCAGGTGGACGAAGGCACGGAACTCGCCGCCACGCTGTTCCGCATCGCGCCGGCCACGCTGGCGGCGGCGCTGGCCGCCCATCCCTGGGCGTGCACGCTGGCGCTGATCCGCCTCTCGCGCCTCGCCGATCCGCCGGAGAGCGGCTTCCGATACGCCTTCGCCCTGCCTGCCGGCCTGATCGAGCTGCGCCGCGTCCTCGGCCACCCGCAGGGGCCGCCGCTCAACGCCTGGCGCGTGGTCGGCACCGAGCTGCACGCCGACGCCGAGGAGGCCTGGGCCGATGTGCGGCGGGAGCCGCCGCTCGGCCAGTGGCCGCCGCATCTGGTGGCCTATGCGCGGGCGCAGCTCGCCGCCGATCTCGCGCTCGCCATCACCGGCAGCGCCACCGACGCGCAGCTTTGGGCGAGCCGCGCGGCCGAGGCCTTCGCCGCCGCCCGCCGTGTGGAGGCGCAGCAGCAGCCGCATGCGGCGATGCACGACTTCCCGCTGATCGCGGCGCGCCACGGGGGGGTGTGATGCGCACGCTGCGAAGCATCCAGACGAGCTTCACCGCCGGCGAGCTCGATCCGAGGCTCGATGCCCGCATCGAGGTGTCGCGCTACTACGCGGGCGCGGCGCGGCTGCGCAACGTGGTGCCGCTGCCGCAGGGCGGCGTGACCCGCCGGCCCGGCTTCCGCCACATCGCCACCCTGCCGGCCGAGGCGGGCGACGGGCTGCGGCTGATCCCCTTCGCCTTCTCGGCCGCGCAGAGCTTCCTCATCGCCGTCTACCACCAGGGCTTCCAGGTGTTCCGCGGCAATGACGGCACGCTGCTGTTCACCGCCACGGGCCAGCCCTGGACCGCCACCATCGCGCAGCAGGTGAACTGGACGCAGTCGGCCGACACGCTGATCCTGCTGCATCACGACCTGCCGCCCTGGCGCATCCAGCGCGCCGGGTCGGACACCAGCTGGACCAGCGCGGCGCTCACCCTCTCCAACATCCCGACATGGGACTACGGCAGCGGGCCGGAGCCGGTGATCTCCGCCAGCCGCGGCTGGCCGGAATGCGGGTGCTTCCACCAGGGGCGGTTCTGGCTCGGCGGGCTCAAGTCGCGCCCCACCACGCTGCTGGCGAGCAAGGTGGCGCAGTATTTCGACCTCGCCCTCGGCAGCGCCGACGACGACGGCATGATGCTGACGCTGGATACCGACCAGCTCAACGCCGTGCATCAGCTGCTGCCGCATCGCGGCCTGCTGATCTTCACCTCGGGGGCCGAGCACGCCATCACCGTCGCCCCGCCGATCACGCCCACCAATGTGGCGATCGAGGAGCAGTCGCGCCGCGGCATCAAGCGCTATGCGCGGGTGGACGAGGTGGACGGGGCGGTGCTGTTCGTCCAGCGCGGCGGCGCTGCGCTGCGCCAGTTCGAATATTCGGAACTCGAGCAGGCCTGGCGCGCCGACCTGGCCAGCCTGCTCGCGCCGCATCTGATCCTCGACCCGCGCGACGTGGTGATCCGCAAGGCGGCGGTGCAGGACGACGCCGACCTGGTGCTGCTGCCCGATGCGGCCGGCATCACCGTGCTGTCCACCCTGCGCAGCCAGGAAGTCACGGCCTTCGCGCGCTGGACGGTGGATGGCGACGTGCGTGGGGTGGCGGCGCTGCCGAACGGCACCGTCTGGCTGGCGAGCGGCCGCGACGGCGCGGTGCGGCTGCTGTTCCTCGATCCGCTTTGCCTGCTGGACCACTCCCTGCGCTTCTCCTTTGCCGCGCCGGTCGGCAGCCTGACGGGCCTTGCGCATCTGGCCGGGCGGCAGGCGGTGATGCTGCTGGACGGCCGGCCCGAGGGCACCATCACCGTGCCGCCCTCCGGCGCCATCACCCTGCCGCGGGAATGCCTGACGGCCGAGATCGGCCTTGGCGTGCCGGTCGAGATCGAGACCATGCCGATCGAACCCCGCGCGGCGGAGGGCCCGGCCATCGGCCGCCGCCTGCGGTTGGTGGAGGCCACCATCCGGGTCTTCCGGTCGGGGCCCTATGACCTGCGCGGCACCACGCTCAACACCCGCACGTTGGGCGACGATCCGGCGCCGCCGCTGGATACCATCCCGCCGCCGCCGCCCGTCTGGCGCTCGGGCGACGACCGGCTGCAGGGGCTCACCGGCTGGGCCTCCCGCCAGGCCGTCACCATCAGCCAGCCGCCAGACCGTCCCGCGCCGCTGACGGTGCAGGCGGTGGCGCTGACCGTGGCGCTGGGGGGCTGACCATGGCCGAGATCGCCACCATCGCCACCGCCCTCTCCGCGCTCGGCAGCATCGCGTCGGCCGGGCTGCAGGTGATGCAGGCGCAGCAGCAGGCCGGGGCCATGCGCAACCAGGCGGCGCTGCTCAGCATCCAGGCGCGGCAGCAGGAACTCTCCGCCCGCAGCATCGAGCAGCGCGGCGAGATGGAGGCGCTGAACACGCGCGAGCAGCTGCTGCGCGTGCTGGCCGCGCAGAACGCACGCTACGCCGCCGGCGGCCTGGTGCTGGACGACGGCACGCCGGCGACGGTGGCGGAACAAACCGCGCGCGATGCCGAACGGCAGCTGCAGGTGATGGCCACCAGCACGGCGCTGGACGCCGCCAGCGCGCGCATCGGCGCGGCGGGGACGCAGCAGCGCGTGCGGCTGCTCGCGGACCAGGCCGGCTGGACCAGCACCGCCGGCTGGCTCGGCGCGGCCGCGACCGCCGGCCGCGGCGTGGCGGATTGGTGGGCGCGCCAGCCGGGCACGGTGGTGCCGCCGCCGGGCGGAGGCCAGCGCGGATGAGCCTGCCGCCGCTGCGCCGCATGGACATGCGCGCGCCGACATGGGAGCGCGAGGAGCGGCCGGGCGTGCTGCAGCCTGCCGCCGCCGGCGAGGTGCCGGCCGCCGATGCCGCCGCCTCCGCCACTCTGGCGCGCAGGCTGGAGCAGCTCGCCGCCACCACCGGCGCGATCGCCGACCGCGAGGCGGCGGAAGCCGCCTGGGAGGCCGGCACGCGGGCCGGCGAGGCGGCGCCCGGCACGCTGATGCAAGGCGGCGGCACCCTCTACCGCACCGCCTTCAACCGCGCGGCGGTGGACGCGGCGGCGCGGCGGCTGGAAATCACGGCGCGGGAGCGGCTGCAGCAGCTGGCCGAGGCGCATCCGGCCGACCCCGATGCCTTCAACGCCCAGGCGCAGGCGTATCGCGAAAGCCTGCTTGCCGGCCTGCCCGAGCGCATCCGGCCGGTGGTCGCGCAGCGCTTCGACGCCATGGCGCTGCCGGTGGCGCAACAGGTGCGCGAAGCCCTGCGCCGGCGCGTCGCCGACGACGCCCTGGCCACCTTCCAGGCCGCGCTGCCCGGCCGCATCGCCGACATCGAGCGCGCCGCGGCACAGGCCGTGACGGACCCGCAGGCGGCCCGCGCGCTGGCGGTGCTGGAAGACCAGGCGGTGGCCGAGCTGATCGCGCTCGGGCCGCGCGAGGCCTTCCGCATCGGCACCCGCCAGTATCCGGCCGACCCCTCGCGCGCCGGGGCGCTCTCCGCCCAGCAGATCGCCCAGCAGATGCAGGCGATCGAGCGGGCGCGCACCGAGGCCGCGGTGGTCGCGGCCTGGCGGCAGGCGGGCGGCGGCCTCGGCTGGATCGCGGAGTTCGAGCGCCGCGCCGCGGGCAGCGAGGGCTTCGCCGCCCGCCAGGCGGCGCAGGGGCGCATGCGCGCCACGCCGGAGGCGCTGGCCGCGCGGGTGCCGGAGGCGTGGCGGCCGATCGTCGAGCAGGCGGCGCGCGACAACGGCCTGCCGCCCGGGCTGCTGCTGGCGCTGATCGGCCTGGAAAGCGGCGGGCGCGCCGATGCCGTGAGCCCCGCCGGCGCGGTCGGCCCCGCGCAGATCCTGCCCAGCACGGCGCGCGACCCCGGCCTGCCGGGCGTGCCGCCGCTGCCCGAGGAGGCGCTGCGCGATCCGGCCCGCGCCATCCCCTGGGCGGCGCGCTACCTGGCGGCGCTACGCGAACACTTCAACGGCGACCTCGGCCAGGCGCTGGCCGCCTACAACGCCGGCATGGGCCGCGTGGCCGAGGCCGCGCGCGGCGACCGGCCGCTGCCGCGCGAGACGCAGGACTACCTTGCCACGCTGCTGCCGGCGGCCGGCGCGGCGGGGGCGCTGCCCTCGGCCGAGGTGGCGCGCCTCGCCGCCCGGCTGCGCGCCCTGCATGCGGCGGATCAGCAGGCGACCGCCGAGGGCCGCGCCGAGGCGCGCGCCGGCCTCAACCGACGCATCGCCGAGAACCTCGCCGCCATCGGCGTCTCCGGCCAGCCGGTGCACCGGCTGACCGAGGCCGAGATCGCCGCCGCCGGGCTCGACCCGGCAGAGGTGCTGGAGCGCGAGCGGCTGCGCATGGAGGTCTTCGCCGCCGACCGCATCGCCCGCAGCACCACGGACCCGGCGGCGCTGGCCGAGCTCGCCGCGCAGTTCGCCCCCGGCACGCCGGGCTTCGCCGCTGATCCGCAGGCGGCGGCGCAGATGCTGCGCAGCCTGGAAGCGCGCGGGGTGCAGGTGCGCCATGCGGCGCTGGCCGAGCGCATCCGCGACCTGACGGTGGAAGCGCAGGCGACCGGCCAGGCGCCGGCCATCACGGAGGAGGAGGGCCGCGCGGCAGGGCTGCGGCCAGAGCAGGTGGCCGCCGTCAACCGCGACCTCGAGCAGGCGGCCGAGATCGCGCGGCTGCGCGCCGAGGCCGCGCGCCTGCCTCCCGACCAGCGCGAGGCGGCGCTGGCCGCCCTGCCGCTGACCGGGCCCGATGCGGCGCGCAATGCCGAGCGCGTGCGCGCCCTGTCGGAAGCCTTCGCCGCGCTCGGCATTG